TCATTTATCTTTTTACCGGCAGTTTTCGCACCATCACCTTTTTTGTCTCCTGTAACAATCCCTAAATCTATTAGCTGTAGCATATTTATTCGTTTGGATTTTCATCAAACGTTCTATCTTCTTGATCGAACGTAATTTCGTTAGTACTAAAATCAAAAGGAATCAATGGTTCCTTAATATCATTTTCACCTATGGACGGATATTTACTATTTCCTATTCCTATTCGTTTTATATCTGCCATAATTATTCGTAAACCGACGCCTGAAGAACCACTTCCAGTGGTAGATTAGTAATTGTACCCACACCATTTATAAAAGCAGCGGCACCCAAATTCAAAGTCATTGAACCCGTAGCGAAAGAATAAACCTCACCACTCAAAGTGCCAGCCATCGCATTTACTCTAATAGTTATAAATATCACATCTGTAGCGATATAATTCAATATCAACGGAAGTGTTATATTTGCATCTATAACATACTCTTCCAGGACTGCACCGTTTTTCTCAATAATCACATAAGCACTTGCCATCCAGCGACTCACCGTGAAAATTCCTTTCAAGAAGCCGGTTATATTCAATATAAAATCATTTGGCAAAGCCGGATCTACAACTAATTGATACTTTGTTTCAACTTCATGATTCTCCGCAGTTTCCGTTTCATTAGAATAAATTATATTTAGATTAACAGCATAATCTTTACTTCTAATCACATTTACCGTATCTACAGCAGTAGCACCATCATTATCAGTAACCATTATTTCATAAGTGTAATAATCACCTGTAAGATTTTGAAGTGTTGTGTTTAAAGCAAAAGGAGTATCGATAATATCTCCAAAACCACCACTGGTTTTTGTCCATTGCTGACTCACAATAAATCCATCAGGATCATAAGCAATAGCGGTTAATGAAGCTGTAGTTTGCGCATCAGTCAAATAAATATCATCACAAGTCAATACAATAGGAGGGATATTATCGTCACCAGGAACAGTCGAAGTAGCGTCTTTGTAATAGGAACGCCCTAAGGTTATCGTAGTTTTATTTTGGTCTAAATTCCAAGAGCAATTCAACACATAAAAATCCTTTTCATAGACATATTTAAACAAAATAACATCATTAAATTTCACCGCATTTAATGCTACACAATCCATTTTTTCATGTGCTTCATTAAACAATCTTCGGTAAATATTCGCCACTGTTTTTGCGTACGAAGTGTTTTCTATTTGGTAAATAGCATCCGTCCATTGCGTCCATGTAGTTCTATTATCCAGCAAATCATCTACCGCATATTTTTTTACAGTAAAAGTACCCGAAGCATACAAAAAAGTAGTTTCCACAACCATTTGCTCACCATCATTGAAGTTGTAAAAAACATTCAAAACATCGATAAGAACAGCATCCCGATACACTTGATATTGATTTTCTTTTATCAAATTTGCATCTGCTAAACTCACTACAGAGTAATGTTTTCCCGCAATAGAAAAACCGTAAGAAATAGGCACCGTGATTTCATTAAAAAATTCAGTTTCTTCCTTTAATTTCTTTAATCTGAATCCGTTTGAAGTTCCGGACTTGTCATCAGCATAAACTAATTCCACTTCTTTATCAACAGTAAAATCACCGCTAATCAAATCCGTAATTATTTCTTCATCAGAAAAACCAACTACAGAAACCGAAGCAGAACGCAATTCGATTCCTATTATCTTATTAGTTATCAAACTACCAAAAGGCGCATAAAAACGAATATCTAATAATGAATCAGCCGTAACAATGTGTTGAAATTCTACTTTTAACGCACCTGATTCCTCAAAAATTAAACTTTCATTATCAGAAACTACAGGTTTAAAATTGGTGAAAATCACAATTCCATTCAGTACAATTTCATACTTGAATGGATTTTTCCACAACTCATAATCTACCACATCAGAAACAACAGAAATAAATTTTACAATATTAAAATCAAAATTAAAAGTGACTTTTTGCCCTTTAGAGAAAAACAATTTTTCCTTTAAAGAAACCCATCTTGTATCATCCTGTGGATAAGAAACAGATCCTAATCCTGTAAAATACCCCTCATTATAAATACGTGTATAATAATCAGGCTTTTCACAAATAGCATACAAACCGCCATGACCTACCCATTCTGAATTATAAATTAAACCTTTCACTCCCGTAACTATAGCCCAGCCATCATTTACTTCTTTGCTCAATGTTTTTGGAAGCGAAGGCTCAATTTTATTGTGCGTAATTGTGATTTCGTTATAAGGAGGAATAATAGTAAATACAGGCTCAACTAAAGCCGTAATATTTTTCAATAAGCGATCATAAATAACCGTACCAGTGAGCGTTGCCGTTGCATCATATACTTTATACGTAACCTGGCGCACGTGCCGCATATTAATCCCTTCAATATACCAGCGATTGTCCGCTTGGTAGCAAATAGATAACGTATCCTTTAATAACGTTTCAAGGATTTTATAGGCATCCTGTTTTTTCTCTTTATCCAAGAAAGTGGCGGTATCAATATAAATGGTATTCCAGTCTTTATTAGTGAAGTTTTCGATGGCAGGTTTAAAATACAAATCCAACTCAACACCTGTTAATTTCAAGCATTGACAAAAAATATCAATCAGTGATTTTTCACGGGAATAATATTCATCAGGAAGGTATTTACCTTTCAAACGTGGCAAACCATCACTTGCCGTAAAAGAGACGAAGAAACAACCGTTTTTGTATGGTTCAGAATATAAATCAGGCAAAATATATCCTTGCCAAATAACACTATCATCACTACTGCTTTTTACCAATACCTTAAAGCGATGTTCGTCACCGGTAAAAAAATCAATAAAGGCGGCATCTTCTGCGGTTTTTGTCAACATATCAAAATTAAACTCACTCGCTACAATTGCCAGTTCGTCTTTTAAATCACCACCATTCCATTTAAGAACCATCCCATTAGCAGAAGCATTCTCGACCACCACTTGCGTAAGCGGACTTGTAGTATCTATTATATCAATGTAATAACTCATTAGCTGGTGCGGTTTTTACGTGCTTGAGCGCGCTCAAGCCATATTAACAAATCAGGGCCTACCAATTTTGTACCGACTATAAAACCACCTGAATCACCACCACCGCTATTCATTCCATTCCATATCTTTTTTTGCTGGTCCGTATTCGAAACCATCTCAGCCGAGTTTACACGTGCCATAATCTTATCACCGTAATACGATGTCCCACCTACGATTCCACCATTTGCGAAAGCTTGCGGTTGTCCACCTGAAGCTTTACTTAATGATGTTTTCGCAAAAGTACCTATAGCAATCAAAGCAACACCCGCCGCTATTGCTACAACAGGATTCAATGACTCTAACGCCTTTTTAATCCCTAAAACAGCTAATCCTACAGTAATAGCAATTTTACCCACTTGAATAGCCATATCGGCTAACGTAGTTAAAAACAAACTTCCGATAGACGAAAGCGAAGCACCACCCGCAGCAAATTGTCCTATTAACGCTCCGAAGTTTTCAGCAAAACCACCAATAGTATTTTGCCAAACAGCCGAAAACTGCTCATTAAAAGAAGTAGCATTTGCAATCATAGAATTCTGCTCCACTTCAATAACCGCTTTTGCACCGGAAACCGAAGCCGCTAAACGAGCCATCATTTGTTCAGTAGTTTCCACAACCAAAACAAACTCTTCAACAGGAACAATTGCCTTTAAATCCATTGGTTCTATCCTGTCCAATGCGATTTTATTTATCTTTTCCTCTACAGCCGCTATTTCATTACCAAGCAAATAGTACTGAACACCTGTTTTAGCTACTTCAGATTGTTGAATTTTCAATAGTGCTATTTGCTTTTCAAAGAAAGCAACAGTTCCATTATCGAAAATCTTTTCGCCTTTTTTAGCTTTAACCGGAGCCACAACATCAGCAACAGGCGCTCCCGATGTTACGAGTTTTAAATTATCTTTATTCTTATTGTAGATTTCAGTAAGCAACTTAGACTCTGAATCGTACTTTGCATTTTTACGGTCCAAAGCTTCATTTGCAAATTGCAACAAACGGTTGTTTTCTTCATAGAACGCTTTTTCCGCTTCCCAACCTTGTGCAATTGCAGTTTCTCTTTTTGCATTATAATCCGCTAATGCTTTTTCACGTTCAAAACCAGCTTTGATTTTGTCCGTTTGGTTTTGCTCTAATAAACGAGAAGCCGCACGAGCCGTTGCACCCGCAATTAAAGCTGCATTGTATTTTTCGACAGAAATTCTGGCTTTATCAGTATTTATATTTTCAAGTGTAATATTTCCTAAATATTCAGGAGAAATTCTATTAATAGCTTGAATGGCTTTTAATTTATTAGCCTTCGTTTCATTTTCATTTCGAGCCGTAACCATATAGGAATCTAAAGCCGATTTCTGATCTACAATTGAAGCCGTTGCTTCATCAGTAACTTTTTGATTTAATTTTTGAGAATCAGTCAATTGAACCGAAGCTTTTGCCGTATCCGAAAAACCATTTGTCAACACCAACAAAGCACCACCCAATAAAACAATTCCCGCTAATATGGGTACTATCGCACCACTTATCAAAGCAAATCCAGCCACTACAGCAGGAATAACAGATAATATACCACCAATAACTAACAACAACGGACCAATAACCGCCACCAATCCCGCTACTACTACAATTACTGTTTTAGTACCTTCGGATAGCTTTGTAAACGCTTTTATTTTTTCGTTAACTACCGTGATTAATTTAGTAAATAACGGCAAAATAACGACTCCTAATTGTTGCCCTATTTGCTTTAATGACTCTGTAAAAATTCTCATTTGGTTTGCCGCACCGCCTTGTGTACGGGTAAAATCGCCTTGTGAATTTTTAGTAACCGAAAGGATATAATTGTATCGCAATTGCACCTTTTCGGCTTGCGACATCGTTTCATATGTTTTTTTAATACCGGAGTTTAAAGCAAATTGCTTCAAATTGACTTCGGTCATTACAATACCGAGTTTTTTTAAACTTTCTGTTTCACCTGTGAAAATTGCCGAAATAGCGGTGTTTGCAATATCAATAGAGATATTTTTAAACGATGCTAAATCACCCGCTAAACCCACTAAAGAAGTTGACATTTTAGCCGCTTCACCAGTCGTCAAACCCATAGAAGTACCCATGTCGCCATAAGCAGCACTCATATCGAGTGCCGTGCCTTCAGCAATACCAAAACTTTCTAAAGATGATTTTGCAAATTCTTTTACCTGGACAGAAGAGGACTTAAAAGAAACATCTACTTTATTTAATGATTCATTGTAATCACTCGCAAATTTTACTGCTGCTGCACCGGCTGCCAAAATCGGCAACGTTACAAAAGCAGTCATAGAACGCCCTATTTTTTGGAACTGTTGCCCTGCTTTATCAATTTGGCGTAACGAGTTTTGCATCTCAGTAGAGAAGCCTTTTAAATCGGCTGTAAACTTGATATTTATACTCGCTAAACTTGCCATTGAAGTACTTTTTGTAGTGCAGTAAAAGTACTTTTGAGGGTTGTTTTTGTTTGGGATAGTTTTTCCTTTTGTTTCCTATTCCTGCAAATAATCAAGGTGATTACTTCGTTCCTCGCAATGACTTTGGAGCATAAAAAAACCACTAAATTTCTTCAGTGGTTTTTTTAAAATAGCTGAAGGTTACAGCTTCATTTAACCAACCTACTCCTGGTCAGCACTATTATTTTTTAATTTCTCATCCCGCAAGCGATAAAATTCTTTTACTTTTTCGGTTTCTTCAAGCAGTAAAACATTATCTTCTTCGGTGAATTCTTTTATTAATTCAATCACCCAAGGTAGATTTAGTAAATCAGACTCAAGCAAAGGACCACCGTTTGGACTTTTACAATGAGGCATCGCAGCCGCCCACATCATTTTTCGCCCAATCATCCAGCGCTCTTTACTTAAATCATCTTCCCGTTTCCGAAAACCATTTACCGTATTTGCAAATTCACGAGGTGTAAGGCTGTAGAAGTAATTACGGTTTAAATACATGTCCTAAAGCCAGTTCTTCCAGTTCATCCCACGTAGGGTCTACGGGTTCTTTTTCGCTCCTCTCGTCGGAGCTTTCAACTTTCCCGTAATAGGAACTTCTTTAGGTTGTTCCAGGGATTTTATAAACTCCTTCATGACAATTGAAATAATAGAAAGCAAGTTTTTAGTATCTTGGAGATACATATCCTGTAATTCTTTTTTTGTCAATTGTTCTTTGTTTTCTTCATGACATTCAACCGAAGCAATAATCAGATCATTTATAACTGAAAGTTGTTTAAAAGAAACATCTTCAGTCATTCCAGACAATGTTGACAACACATGTTGCTGGACCGTAAGCAGTGATGGCAAATCCCATTTTTCGCCCAAAGCTTCAAAAACCCCTAAGCCAAATCGTAGCTTAAAGGTTTTGTTTTTAATTTTTACTGAAACGTCACTCATTTTAAGCGACTAAAGCTTTCGTAAGATTTCCATTTCCTTTGAAAGAGAAAGATCCTGTAACAGAATTTCCTACTTCAGCAGTAATATCTGAACTTTCTACATACACTTTTCCGGAAAGGATAAAGTTTCCTGTAGCACCATCCGTAAACTCCACATCGATTTCGGTTCCTGCCAACTGTAAAGCGACAATATCCATAAAATCAGATTGTGTTGAACTCGTTGGTTTATTCGCTACCAAAGATTCAGCAGAAATATTCCAAGCATAATTCGATGGTGTTGATACTGTACCGTCAGTATCTTTTGTTGCAATTTCTTCCAACTTTGTCGATATAGACAACTTACAAGATGTTGCATGGTAAAGCGTTTTTCCATCATAAGACAAACGCACGTTTTTTCCTTTGTAAATTTGACCTGCCGCCATAATTTCTAATTTATATTAAAATTAATAATACCTACATATCCAAAATCTTCATCACTGAAATCAGGACTTGAACTTTGCCATTCGTAATTTTCTTCAATAATCAACTCCATCAAATCAGTGAAGCCGATGCATTCTTTGTATTTATTTGGACCAAACCAAAAATATAATTCAACCGCCCTTGTCTTACCATCACAACTCAACGGACCTGAACTCACTATTCTATAAGTGGTAAAAGGAAACGGCGTTTTTTCGGGTGCTACAATAGGGTATATTTTAGAACCCATGATGCTCGTAAAAACAAGTTGAGTAGCTAAAAAAGCAATCAGATCTTCGGATATTTTTAACATACTAACTCAGTTTATCAATTCTACGTTGAATGAAAGCGGCCATTTTGCGTTCAGCATCAGAAGTCACATTGTTTTTTGTGGATTCATACGCTTGCGTTATAAAAGGATTTGCAGTTGTCCTGCGTATTGCAGCATTCATATTTGCTCCTTTTTTGCGCTTTCTCTTAAATCCTTTCGAATACAAATTGACTCCATCATGAACAAAATGCGCATACCAACCTTTATTCACTCCTTTTGCTCTAGCACCTACATAAATAGTAGGATTTGAACTTTTACCGGTTATGTTTCCTAATGACTTTTTAAGATTACCAGGACTAATAACTACACCCCTCGCGGTATGCTTTTTTTTAGATACAGGCGCTAAAACTCGTGCTGCATTTAATGTAGGCTTTGCAATTTGGCGAAGGATAAGAAGCATTTCTGTTTTCTTATCTTTGTCAGAACCCAGTTGTTCGATTTTGCGTTTTAGTTCCGCAAAACCCGTTACGGTAATTCCTAAACTATCACTCATAATCTCGCACTAAGAGTTTTAAATATCGCTTACGCCCAATCTCCATAGCATGGTAAATATTGAATTTTTGACCATTGTCAAGAACTACTAGTTCGGTTGCTTTGCCCAAAAGGCTAGTATTGTACCGAATGGTGTAGGTTCTATTAATGATATGTCTAATTTTACCTTCAATATCTTCACTTCCTGACACATCATCCATTTGGGCAAACGGCTCGGAAAACACAATTTGAGTCACCTCCATCTCACCTGTAGAATTTTGCGTCTTTACAAGTTCTACTATTTGTATTTTACGGTCCAGTTGCCCTATGAATGGTGTTTTTTCCATGATTAGTATTTTTTGTGCGGACGCAACAATGCCATAGCAGCGGTTGACATAACTGCCGTTCTATCTTCCCTGCGTTCATTCATATCACCTACCTGTAACAAAATAGCATGAGATATAGTTTTAGGCGTTTTTCCTGAAGCATTCCCAACTTTTACAATTACGGTTACTGCATCAAACCTTTCAGCTGTTTGCGGTACGGATTCTTTAAAACGAAGAGTAAAGACTTTAGGACCTACGGTTGTCAGACTGTATTTAGCCGGCAACATTTCTGTTAATACTTCGCTTCCCAACGGATAGTATTTTACAGCTGTTACACTTTGTAACGGAAATGCTTCGAAAACCAATGGACTATCAAAAGCATTCATTTTTATAGTCATGTCTTTTTCAAGAATATGACCGCCAATAAAGTTTTCTGAAGCTTCGATTGCCGCACTAATATATCCCTCAATCAAATCATCTTCTTCCGTAAAAGAAGGCTCTATTTTAAGGTGTTTTTTAGCTCTAGCCAAAGAAACTATTTCCGCTTCACCAGGTTCGAATTGCACATCTGTTACCATAGGTTTTTATTTTACTAATTCAGCATAACCGGATTCCACTAATTCGTTGGCTTGTGCTTCATTGAAAGAACCACTTTCACCAACATTATACGCTAGTCCGAATTTTCCTGTTGGCGAAACTTTAAATTTCACTTTCAGTTTTTTTTCTTTTGTAGCGGTTTCTTTTTTTGCAGGTAACTCAAGAGCTTTATCCAAAGCTTCTTTAGCTTCGTCAAACGCTTTTACCGCTTCAGCACTTTGTTCTTCCGTTGCATCTTCCGGAAGTGTATTTAAAACCTCGGATGCATCATCGAAGTTTTTTTGTAATAAAGCGACCGCTTCGGCCGCTTTATTAGTTTTATCTGTGTTTGCCATTTCTCAGAAATTAAACAGTGATTAATCCTTTAGCAACCGAGAATGCTTTAGGTTGTTTTACCAACACATCTAAAAAGATGTTTACCGTTACCTCGATCAAACCTTCTTTTTTACGAGAAAACTCATCTACAGAAAGATCCATAAATCCCCATTGGTGGATATTCAATTGAGAGAAATCCCCAAAAACCATTGCAGAAAGTGCTGTTCCGGTTCCTTTTGTAAGGTTTGAAGGAACGTGATTTGAAACCGCTGAAGCATACCCATTTACATTTCCATCTGTTCCCATGATGTAATTCAAATCCCCAGCCGCATGTTTTGTTTTTTTCAACTTTCCACGAGTTTTTGGATTTACCAAATAATTCATTTTAGCCGAAGAAGCATTGGCAACAAAAACATTAGTTTCAGCATCTACAATCATGTCCCAAGAAGGCACAGAACCATCTGTTGCAGTAGTAACCACATTCACATTTGTATTATTCAAAATACCTAATGGCTGTCCTGTTCCAGATCCATTTACGGCAGCGGCATCAATTGCATTTTCAATCGCTAAATTGATTTCATTAACCGTATATATTTCTAAATCATTAGAAGACTGCATCAAGTTTTGAAGAGAAATAGGCACGGTAACAGATAATCTTTTTGGAATGGAATCTAAATAACCATAAACATTTGCAGTTTCAGGAGTTGTATCCGTTTCACCTTCCCAAGAAGCTACAATACCACCTTCATTTTTTGGGAAACGTAAATTACCAGTCAATCCAGTAATGTAAGTTGCTCCAATTTTTTTCATTAATGGCTCCGGACGCAAGAAATCGATAGGCGATTGCAAATCAGTAGCTACTAATGCACCACCTTTAGTTCCTGTATCACCAGTAACTGATTGTTGCGCTCTATTCACAGGAATTGCTACCCCTGAAAGTGTAATATTACCCGGCTTCTCAGATGCCATGATACGATCATGCACTTCTTTCTCAACACCTTCCAGCTTTCCGTTTGCCATTTGGGAACGAATTGCACGGTGAATAGAGAAAACTGCTTTTGGAGTTTCTTCAGAATTCGGAGCATCACTTGCACGATTTTCTTCTTTCGTTCCTAATAACAATTCGTTTTTCTCGAATTGCTCTGAACGCTCAATGCTTCTTGTAAGCGCTTCGCTTTCGGTTTGCAAAGTATCAAACGAAGCGTTTTCTTCGTCATTCATTTCGCGTTTTTCTTCTTTGGCTTTAGCCACCAAAGCTTGTTGCGATTGCAGTTTTGCAGTACGCTCCAACTTTAATTCAGTTGATTTTTTCATTTTAATATGAATTTTGATTAATACTTAATTGAGCCTCACGTACTGTGCGCTTTATTGTTTCCGGTTGCTCGATTACAACTGGTATTTCTTTTGTCATTTCAGCACGGATTTCTTCGATAGTTTGCGATTCACGTTTCAATGCTTCAGGATTAGAACCTAAAGCCACAACGGACCATTCTCGCAATTCCTGTTCATCGAAATAAATCATATCAGGGTCTTCACCTAATTTCTTATCACCCCAATGACCTCTTTTTATATTGGCAGAAATAGAAGCCATACGTAGCGTTCCTGCTTGTACTTTTTGCCAAATTTTTTCAGCTAAAGGATTAATTTCAGCCGATTCAAAACGAACCACTCCAATTAATTCAGCACCATCAATTCGCACTTCAGAAGTACCTAAAATCATATCCGGATTATCCGAAGATGATTTGTGTTGATAACAAACAATTGGGTTTTTTTCGTAGCGTTTTAAATCCCAACCCGAAACTTTAAAAACAGTTCCGTAGGTATCAGGTGCTTCAGTAGAAATCACAAATTCCGCTTCACGGTTTTCTTTGTTTTTATCCGTTAAGGCACGAATAACGGCTTCCCGAACTACTGTTTTATTTACTGCTATTTCCATTTTGCTGTTCTTTTATTAATTGATTTGCCATCGATAATGCTTGCATGTTTACTGGCTGTAATATTTCACTTAATCCATCAATAGGATTCATATCTTCCAGGGCGCGAACTTCATTCCTTGTGTAGATTCCCGCATATACCATTGCGGTATAAAACCCTTGTTTCATTGCTAAATCACCACGTAGTAAAGCCGAAATATTAAATTTGGTGTAGATTGTCAGTTGCTCTTTTTTAGAAAAAAGCTTCGCATCTAATTCCTGCTCACGAGATACTGCACGCGGCATAATCGAGTCCTGAACGTGTTCAATTGATTGCTGGTAGATATTAGAATAATTACCGGAAGTAATATCTTTTAGTTTGTGCGGTGCAATATTCAACCAACGACATACTTCCAGCACTCCGGATTTGTTTGTTTCCAAGAATTGCGCTTCAGCAGGTGAAATGGAGATGGATTTGTATTTCATTCCATTGTCCAACATTGGAACCTTGAACTTATTAGCGCTTGACATTTTATCCGAAAAACCAGCTTCAATTGCTTTTTTATTCTCAGGGTTCACATCAGCATCACTTTCGATAACGCCATATCCCAAACCACGATCTTTATACACCTCTTGCTGGTATGTTTGGGAATCAATCGAAATCCCTAATTGCTTTGCAGCAAAAGTCACCACGCCAACGCCAACCAATCCATCGAAAGAAAATCCTTTGAAATGCAATATATCAGCCGCATCAATTGCACGACCTTTGTAGGTGTAGTATAATTTGCGGTCCTTTATAAAAACCTTGACATCATCATGGTCCAAGAAGTATAATTCCTCAATAAGACCCGTGAAGGCATTACGAACAATCTCAGCGTACCCATTTCCTTTTACTGTACAGGAGATATCGATTATCTTCCAAAAATCGAAGGCTGTCATTAATAGATTTGGGCGCTGTGAGATTAACTTGTTTACAGGATGTTCTGAGAATTTAATACGGCTTTCACCATCTTTTTTGAATACTATTTTAGGCAGCTTCGCCATATCGTTTGACAATTGCTCTACAGCATTGTAAAAAGCGGATAGGGTAAATGCCGATTTTGAGTTCGCCATTGTACCTTTGCTTTCTGCGCCAAACCAACCACCAAAGCCAAGAAAAGAACTCGAAACTTGCGTTCCGGTTCCCGCGCTTCGGGTTGCAAACATTTGATTAAAAGCCTGATCTAATGACATGGATTGTTAATTTTCCATGTAAAAGTATTGTGGTGTTAGGATTTGGTTTGGGATAGTTTTTCCTTTTGTTCCAATCCCCGACCCTTCCCGAAAGGAAGGGAGACGGAATAGTAATGTAGGAACGAGTAGTTTTTTTTATTTAACGATTGTAGAAATAAAAAAATCCCATTTTAGGAATGGGATTATGTTTTTATAAACGATATGCTAATCATATCAAGAACCAATACTGACATAATCTCTGATTTTTTCAGCGAGTTCTTTTGATAAACCCCATCCAATCATTTCCATTGGATTCCAATCAGCTACTTTTAAAAACAAAGGCAGCGATTCAGGAATGTTTTCACAATTCCAAAACCACCATTGGTCACATATAGATTGTGGTGTTGCATGTTGATATGTTATCCCTAATTCTTTCATCACATGCTGCGGGTGTCCCAGTTGATTACTTTCGTATGCAGTTCTCGTATCGAATTTTAAATGCTTTGCCATTTTTTTGTTTTTTTTATAAAATTACTTTTTATTTTAAGAAATAGGAAATTATTAGCAAACCCATTATTGCACCACAACCAGCACCCAGTGCGTAGGTTAATTTTTGTTTAATTGTTGATATTGCTACTTTAGAAACATTGAAGGCCCAAAGCAAACTAATCAAGAACGATACTATAAAAACACCGATGTAAATCCCTTTCGAGATTAACATCGTGTTGATGGCTACTAAGCCAATTTAAAAGAAGGATTGCAGGAATATTTTCATTAGTTATTTAAACTTATGATTACTGTTAACAGATTCAATAGCTTCAGTAAATGCATCTTCAAGATTTGAAAACAACTGCAATTCTATAATTTGACTCTCTACCGGAACTTGTATATCTGACACAGCCATAACACCTAGTTTTATCACTTCCTGTTTTATACTAAGAAGTTTTTTTATAATTTCTGATTTCTGCATTTTTATATTTTTATTAGTTTAACATTATGCGATTGCTTCGTGCCTCGCAATGACTAGAATTTATAATACCATTCGTCTTTTAGTTTTTCGAAGGTGTATTTTAGTTTACCAACGGCGACTGTTACTGTTATTGGCTGGTAGGTTTTAGGCGTTGGCAGTAGTTTTATTGCTTTTGCCAGGTTAACTGCTTTTAGGTTTTCAGACATATAGATTTTAGATTGTTGATTAACTATTTTTGATTTTTGATGGAAGTTCCGATTTTATATAGAAAAAACCGGTTAGGAATTCGATTGTGATTAAGAGAATCACAAGGATATACCGGACGGGATTTGTATCTATGAATTTAAGTTCAAAAAGAGCGCTGGTAGCAAATGCCAGGATAAAGGTGATGAGTATTATTTTTAGGATTTTCATTTTCTATTTGGTTTTTTAAATTGATAATTGACTGCTTTTTTAAATGAATCATGATCGCTGTACCGATACTGTCCAAAAAGGTTGTAATATTCTTCGTTAATCATATCAAAGGCTTCTTTATTGGTTTTGCAACTTTTACATTTGAGAAAATATTCCTTAAAAAAACCGTCACGGGTGGCTAGTTTTTTCATTTTTTCATTTTGCACTTTTAACTTTTCAATTTCAATCTGATTCGCAATTTCTAGAGGACTCATATATGGGTTTTTTGATTAGTGACAAATGTTTAATTTAATATTTGGGTTTACTTTACGGTTTCCCTCATTTTCAATGTTATATGTAAATATCATCAGGGTTCATTTCCTTACTGTATTTTGATTGTTCCTCTTTTGGCGAAAGCGAACCACCCAAAGCCATTATTGCTGCAATAATTCCATCGATACGTTTTCCGTTGGCATGTGATTTTCCTTTTGATATTCGGATATTTTCGTTGTGGTCCTCGATGGTTACGCAGCCGGAAAGCATCCATTCCATGACTGGGTTTCCATCGTGTTTGATTTTGCCATCATAAACCAACTTTTCAAATGTTTTTGTTGGGTGCGAATAATTAGTTATTGTTTGACTAAATTCAGAAACTTCCAATCCCGCATCCAGCAAATGATTTGAAATTGATTCTGAATTCCAACGGTCAACTTCTACACGATTGATGTTGTATTTTTTGTAATTTGCTTTTACATAATCTTCGATAATGTCATAATCAACACGATTGCCAGGTGTAGCAATCATAAATCCATTATCTACCCAATACCGATATGGCACGCCATCATCTTTTGACCGCTTATCAATACTTTCTTCAGGACAAAAAAGAAATGGCATCAAGAAACGATTCGTTTCTTCATCAGGTTCCGAAAGAATAACAAAAGCAGTGATATCAGTAGTAGTAGATAAATCAAGTGCCGCGTAAGAACTATATTTTTCAAATTTTGCGATGTCAACTTTTAGTTTTTCAAGCTTTTTATCTCTACCAAAATTGATATCGTTTTTCTTCCATATATCAGAAGGAATCCAAACATTATCACCATCAACCCACATGTTTAGTGATTTTGTTTTAAAATTTGGGATTTTTGACGGTTGGTTTTTAGCTTTTATGAATTCACGACGCATAAAGTCCATTAACGTACTGTTATACAATACGTTAGGATTTGCTTTTTCCCAGTTATTTTCATCTTCCCAATCATCATCAGCGTCCATTTGATGAATCATTATAAGTGTATGATTGTCAACATTTAAACCCAAAAGAATGTCTTTATAAGAATCTTCGGCAAGCTTGCAAGCTGATTTTAAATTGAATCCTGCGGTGGTGATAATATAAACCAAAGGATTATCACGCGCTCCCATTGCAGACTCCAAAACCTCGCGAACGCTATCATCTTTGTGCGCATGGTACTCATCTACCAAAGCCAAAGATGGATTTAAACCATCCAGCGTTTTACTGTCACCACCCAAGAAACGAAATACTCCGGAGGTGTGCGAAAAACGGATTTCACGTTGAGTATTGCGAAAACCAAGCGTACGCAGCAGTAACGATTTTTCGACAAAAGCAAATGCTTGCTCCCAAAGCGTTTTAGCTTGTGCTTCTTTAGTCGCTCCTACATAAATTTCAGGACCTTCTTCGCCATCTAAAGCCTGACAATACAAACCCAATCCCGCAAGCTGTGTTGTTTTGCCGTTTTTACGCGCCACGGCTTCGTATATAAAATTTATTCGACGCAGTTTTGTTTCCGTATTTACCCAGGCAAAAATGTTATAAATAGTGAATTGCTGATACGGAGACAATTCGAAAGGGGTTTTCGTTTTTGCCATTGGTCCTTTGGTATGCGTCAGGAATTTTGGAAAGAAATTTATCGCAAATATTCCCTGGTGATGGTCCAATATGTACCCATCCTGATCAGCGGTATCAATCCAATCAAAAAAACGTTGTGCCGCTAATTTTATCCATTGGCCCGTAACTAATTTTCCATCCAATACATCTTGTGCATACTGGAACGGTACCGAAGATTTCATTTGTGGTGTGATTTGCATTGTTTTTATTTTGGGTTGCTATTGTTGATTTGGGCGTTACTTTTGTGTCAAAAAATCCGAAAAACCTCATATATGCGTTCTTTTCTTTTAAAATATAACTGCAATTTTATTGCGTGTTAGAAAAAAATGAAATCTTATTTATTAAATCTGTTGGTAAAAAACTCAGAGAGAAACGATTGTCTAAAAAACTTTCTCAGGCGATGTTGTCTTATGATGCTAATATTCCTAAAAGCCAAATAGGACGCATTGAACGCGGAGAAATAAATACTACTATAGGCACTTTACATAAAATATGTACTGCACTGGATATTGATTTTAGGGAGTTGATTTCTTGATTATAACCGAATTGCATTTATTGGCGATTGTATTCTGCTAATTATATTGTGCGAAATTTGGGTGTACAATAATGTTGTTTTTACATTATTATGTCCCGCTAATCTTTGAATTAAATTGATGTCAATGCCATTTTCGACCATGTGCGTAAAACAATTATGCCGCATTAAATGCGTGTAAACTCTTTTATTAATTCCTGCTTTTGCAGCTAATTGTTTCATTACTTGACCTACACTTGTGGAGCTATATTGCTCCGAAAATTGCCCGGACAAAATGTAGGTTTTCGTTTGATACTCGAAAAAATATTTTTCTAAAAGTGGAATCAAAGAACTATCCAGCATTACTTGCCGGTCCTTATTTCCTTTTCCAGCAATTATATTGATTATCAATCGAGATCTATCCAGGTGCGACCATTTTAAGTTTATCAGTTCCGACACCCGAAGTCCACAAGAGTACAATAATGCTAAAATAACTTTGTGTTTTAGATTTTCGCAAACGGTAAACATTCTCTGAACCTCTTCCTGACTTAATACTATTGGTAGCTTTTTTTCGCTTTTTGGATACGGGATTTTTGCGATTTTAGAAGGCATTCCAACTGTTATTTTATAAAAAGAGTTTAAAGCGCACAAACGGTGTTTTCTTGTGTTGATTGTTTGCGCTTCCAAAAGCCAAAGCTTTATTTTTTCGTTATCGATTGCTTTTGGCTCTGATTCATTTTTAAAACGGTTTAGGAAATTCCAAACTTGTGATTTGTAATTTTTTTTGGTTGCTTCAGAATTATAAACCAACTGTATGTCAATCGAATATTTGTTTTGCCATTTTAGAATATCCATAGTGCGAGGTGTTTATTTTATTGGTGGTGGTGGGGTTGAAATACATATGGGAGTTAGTGGCTATTTACCAAGCTATCTAAAATTCGTTTTTCATAAGAATTAAGTTCATTTGGCTTATAGTCTAAATAATCAAATGTTGCATCACTAAATTGTTTTCTTAATCCAAAAGTTTCTACTTCAAAAATATCATCTGCTGTTCTTTCAACTTGAATTATTGTTTCGTCAATATCTTCGTAGTCTCCCGCAGATAAATGTTGATTAGAAGCCCTAATAGTTTCTTTTATCCATTCTCTATGTTTTTCTTTTAGGCTATCAGGAATGTATCTTATTTGTGTTTTAGAATAAATTGGGTATTTAATGCTTTCATCTTTTTTACAAGCGGTAAAAGATAAAAAAACAGCCACTAACAGCATTTTCAAGCAATTGCGGGATAATTTTGTATTTGAATTCATAGTTTTTTAATTTAATTATTAGTGATTATTTGTTGTTATTATTTTTGACTCGTCCGCAACTGCGTGAAGATGCAGGACGTTATCGTTTATTGTTCCGTTTCTGCTGTGATTCAAATTGTTTTTGCATCTTTTTCTCTATTTTATTTGTTCTTTTTTCTAAAGAACTCCAATACTCTACATCGTCAGCACTTTCTAAAGCTCCTGCCACAAATGCGCTTAATTCAGAAATAGTATCTAAATCTTTTTCTGTTACATCCATAATTTTCGGTTTAATTAGCCACAACAAACGATAACAGCGTGTTGTTTTCAGGCTTACATTAGTTTTTGTTTGAGTTATCGAGTATTTCTCGGCAACTGTTTTTTACTTGTTATTATCAGTGATTATTCACTCCCGAAAAGCAACACGCAAACCGTTATCAGCAATTTTTACGACTGACCTCAGAACCTAATTTTATAATGAAGTAAATTTCGTTTCCTTCTGCACCCCAATCAGGATTTCCAGTTCCTTGCTCGATTCCTTTGCATTCTAAAGTTACTTGAGGACTTTTTTTATTATATCCATTTGTAAATTCTACAAAATCATACTTTTTAAAAACCGCTTCCCAATCTGAATTGTTCTCAAATTCAATTTCATTACATAATCTTTGAATCCAGAATCTTTTTATTTCTCGATATTCTTCTGTTTTCATTCCGAATAGAATCATATCGAACCATTGTTTTTTTAATGTTAATTTTAATGTTTTCATCTTATTACGTTTTGTGGTTAAAATCAAAACTGCTGATAACAAATTCTTGCCAAAAATTAGGGTATCAGAGCTTATTTAATTACTGTTTTGTGTTTGTGAATATTAGTTTTTATCTGATAAGTTAGGCTTTTTAAGTCCCTAACTTCGGCAAGAGTCGACCGTTAGCCGTCAGTTTAAGAACCTACAGCGTCTTCATAATTTTTAACCGATTGGTCAACTAACATATTATCTCTAACAGATAATTGAATTGGTCTTAAATTCATTGGAACACGAATATTATCGTAACCA